GCTCCTTCAATTTCGATAGTGCGTATGCAAATATATAACCATAATTCCAGTCTTTGGGAAAATTTAGACAGTGAAAATCTTGCCGGTGCCGGTACAGATTTTGATTTGAATGGGTCAATATCTACAAACTTAGATAATTATTACGATGAAGGTTTATGGGTTTCTGGAAGGGTTTATCAGGAATCGGTGTATAGCTAATGTCAGAAGTTGATTTATATGTAAATGGAATTCAGTCTGCGGGAACTTGGACGCAAGTAGGAACAACTCCATATTTGAATGCCCAAGACCAGCCGACGAACTACATCCATTCTGCATCAAGAAATGCCAATTCCAGTGTTTATACATTTGCAGACAGTAGTGACCTTGGTACAATTAGCAAAGTAGAGCTTTATATTTATGCAGTGCAAGGTGGTGCATCCAATGATTTTGCAATATTTTGCAATTCTACAAATACTGGTCTTGGCCCCCCTGCTGCTTGGGGATGGGTTTACGTTGATGTTACTGCTATTGTTGGAACGACATGGAGTGGGGTTAATGCAGCTACGTTTTATGCAGATAAGCCGAACACTGACAATGACCCTGCAATTGACGCGGCATATCTTAAAGTTACATATACTCCCGCAGCAGTAACTCTTGCAGGGACTATTGCCGTTGCTTTTTCGGTTGTCGGTGATGTCGAAGCAACCAAGAAAGTACAAGGAAATATTTCTGCGGTTGCTGTTTCTGCTACGGGTGCTTTGTCAGTAACTAAGAAAATTCAAGGGGGTGTCGCTCTTGCTATTTCTACTTCTGGTGATTTATCTGTCAGCACTATTGTTAATTTGGCTGGCCAAATTGATGCTGCGGTTTCTACATCTGGATTATTGGTAAATGAAAAAGGAATTGCAGGACAAAGCAATATTGCTATTACAACTTCTGGTGATTTATCTATAAGTGCTGCCACTAAAAACATAGCAGGTCAATCTGATGTTTCAATTTCTACATCTGGATTATTGAAGGTTGCTGCGCAGGTCACTCTTTCCACCGATTTATGGGAAGTTATTTCTGTTACAGTAGTTTCACTTGCTGGACAAAGTGATATTCAAATTTCTGCTACAGGTGTTTTGTCAGCGGTTAAAACAATAACATCCCAAAGTGATGTTTCAATAACTGTTTCCGGTAGTTTGTCAAACAGCAGAAATATCGTTGGACAAAGCGATGTGGCAATTGCCGTGACGGGAACGATGTCAGTACAAGGAGAGGTAGCATTAGCAGGACAAACTGATGTTTCTGTTTCTTGTACTGGTGCGATGTCAGTGGTCAGGACGTTGTCAAGTTCTATTAATATTCAAATTGCTGCAACGGGTGTTGTTTCTTCACTGAGAACCATAGCCGGACAAAGCAATATTGCAATTATTACGTCCGGTGTATTATCAATTGCAGAAACGATAAGTGGAACATCTGTTGTTGCGATAGGCGTGTCAGGCTCATTGTCAGCGGCAAAGAATTTAGCAGGACAAATTGATGTAGCAATAACATGTGTGGGAGCCGTATCCGTCCAAGGTGAAGTTGTTCTACAGGGACAGTCAAACATAGTAATTTCTACAAGTGGTATTCTGGTTGTAAGCAGGATATTAGCAGGAACTTCCAATGTCGAGATAACTTGTTCTGGCACAATGTCTGTAGGTGCATTAATTTCTTTGGCGGGGATTATAAATACAGAAGTTATAACATCAGGATTATTAGCACGACAACGAACACTAATAGGTTTGAGTGAAGTACAAATAACATCTGCCGGTGCTTTAAGTATAACAATCAGAATATCGAGTTCATCTGTAATTGTAATAACTATTGCAGGAGTAATGGAATCCAGTAAATTGCTTACTGGTTCTTGTGATGTAGTGACAACTGTTCTTGGACGTATGATAGCTGAATGGGCTTTGCAGGGACAAATAGATGTGAATGTGTATGTAAACGGAAGACTTTCTGGACAAGCTAAACCGGGATGGATGTTAGGTGGAAATGTAGGAGCTTTGAACTCTATTTTGAGCAGGATATAATATGCCAATACAAAAGAATACACCACATGACGTTCCCTTCGCATTGGTGAACAATACAGACGGGACAGCTTTGACCGGAGCATCAATTACGGGTTATCGTTGTTTGGATGGAGGAGTCCAAACATCTATATCCGGTTCATTTGCAGAATTAGGCAATGGTCAATATTTATTTCAGGGGGCTGCTGCTGATTTTAATGCCAATTATACATCAGGATTATTATTTACTGCCAGTAATGCCGTTCCAGTTCATGTGGTTCTTCAAATGACATATTTCAGACCGGATACTGCATATAATTTTCCTTTTCTTCTGATGAATGTGAATACTTCATTGGGATTAACCGGAGCAAGCCCGGCAGGAGTCAAATGTTTGGATGGAAATGCACAAGTTGCTGTGGACGGTATATTTGTTGAGCGGGGAAATGGACAATATGTATTTCAAGCTACTGAAGATGATTTTAATGCTGAAGATATTGTTGGATTTCTTATAACAGCCAATAACGCTGTGCCGCTTCATATTATAATAGATTTATTGGAATCTTACACATTAACATCTGTGTTGACAGATACACCTGCTTCAGTCATGGCCGGTTATTTGACAGGAGTTGCTTTAATGACTGTGCCTTCTGCTGGTGGAAATTGGCCCTTATATATTAATAATTTACCTGATGCACCAGATTCAGCGGGAGCTATTTACGATACTACACCTGTGAAGGATGGTAGAGCTATGGTAGGCGGGGGAGTGATGCAACATTACGGAATCCAAATTACTATACGTTGCCGGAATAATGAAAGTGGTTGGGATAAATGCAATATTTTATCTGGACAATTGGATTCTGTGCACGATAATGAGGTTATAGTTAATGGTTCTACTTACAAAATACATAATGTATCGAGAATGGGTGGTGTGAATTTTCTCGGTGAAGAAATAGGAACGAAAAGACGTAATATGTTTACGATGAATTTTATAACAGCAATTAGTAAAATTTGAAAGGATAAAAGATGAGTTATTTAACTGATGGGCATCCAACGACTGTAACATTTTTTGCGTTGGGAACAGGTGTCACCGTTCTGTTGAAGGAAACTTCGGTTACTCCTCCCGGAATTGACGGTGGTGGTGAGAACGATACAACTACCATGCGCAATACAAATTGGAGAACCAAGCAACCGAAACATCTGAAAACGCTGACCGATGGAAGCTGCACTTTCCAGTACGACCCTGCCATTTATGACCAGATACTTTCTATCATAAATGTAAATGGTGTTGTTCGGGTGGACTTCCCTGATGGCTCTGCTTTGGAATTCTGGGGTTGGCTCAATAACTTTACACCGGGTGAAAGTGTGGAAGGTGCTATGCCTACCGCTACCGGAACTGTTATTTGCAGCAACCAAGATGACAGTGGAAATGAGGTAGCTCCTGATTATCAAGCGGCTGCGTAAGCGATGATTTCAGAAAATAGGTATCAGAGGCTATATCTGAGTAAAAACATAGCTTGTGGGCTGTGTGTGGGGCTGATTTAGTATCTATAAACTAAAGAAAGGAACAGAAAATGGCTAAAGAATTTACGACAACCTTGAAAGAGGAAGAAGTAACGATTGATGGTAAGATGTACACAGTACGAGAACTCGATGGAAAAGGTTTGGCTGTGACACGCAGGATTATGTCAAGTGCAGAGGTCACTGTCAATGCAGATGGTACTTCATCTTTCAAAGGTGTAAATCTCGAAGGGCAGGAATTGGATTTGCTATGTTTATGCTTATATGACGAACAGGGTAAATTAGTCACAAAAGAAGTCATGGTGAAATGGCCTTCTACTGTGCTTACAGGACTATATAACATAGCCCAAGAATTAAGTGGTTTGAATGAAAAAGCCCGTGAGAAATTACAAGCAGAAGCAAAAAACTCCTGAAAGGTGAGGAACTGGGATGGTTACGTCTCGCCTCACACTTAGGTATGTCATTGGATGAAGTAAAGATGAAAACATCAGCTTCCCAATATATCTTATGGATGGAATATCTGGATTGGGAGATTAATGCTTTTGACAAGTATTGTTATTACTTAGCTCAGATACCTATGGTTTTCACCCAGATGAATGTAAAGAAGGGTATAAAGGTAAAGTTGGAAGATTTCATTATGAAATTTACCAATAAAAAACCTGTTAAGCAGAATTTGGATGTGCAAACCAAAGCTAATTTGGCAAAAAGATTTTTCTTTGGCTTAACTGGATATAAAGGAAAGAAGTAATGGCAGATGCTCTAAACGCTGGTGATGTAGTTACTCGTTTAAGACTGGATGATTCTCAATTCAGAAGTAGCATAAAAAATGCTCATCAACAAATGCAATCATTTGCTCAATCCTTAGCCAAAGTAGGGTCTTATCTTACTTGGCGTGTCACACTTCCTATGACTGTTTTTGGCAAAAAAGCTGTTAAATCCTTTTCCGAGTTTAATGACGCCATAATCCGAGCAGCAGCAGTTACCAGAGGAATGACTGCCGAGATGCGGAAAGAAATGGAGAAAACTGCCATACAACTTTCAAAAAGGTCACTCTTTAGTGCCACACAATTAGCTGAAGGTTATTTTGCTTTAGGCCAAGCTGGTTACACAGCAGCACAGGAAATGAAAGCGTTGCCTGTTGTTGAAGAATTTGCCACTGCTGCTGCCATTGATTTAGATACATCCATTCGATATTTAGCTCGTACCGCTGAAGGTTTGGGTATGGCTATGGATGACCCCGTAAGTATGATGAAGTCAATGGAAGAAGTTTCCAATGCCTTCACATTTGCGGCTATTACTACCACCGCTGAGATTGAAGATTTTGCTATTGCTATGACGCACGCTGCTGCACCTGCTTTGAAATTAGTGAATAAGGATATGAAGGAAGGCATTTCTGTTCTTATGGCATTTGCCCGTGCTGGTATTGTATCAGAGGAAGCAGGAACTTTGCTTTGGACTACTGTTAGAGATTTGCAGCGTGCTAACATCAGATTTAGACATGAGTGGCAAAAGTTGAACTTAGCAGTTTATGATTCTTCCGGCACTATGAGAAATTTGGCAGATATATTCGCTGATTTGGAAGCCAAGTTTGCCAATATGTCTGATGAATCTAAAAAGGCAAGTTTACAAATGTTAGGTTTCCAAGACCGTTCTTTGCGTGGTATTCAGGCATTGATGGGATTCTCCGATGAAATGAAGATATTCCAAAAAGCCATGAACAATATGGGGAATTTAACAAAAGACGTTGCTGATACATATAAAAAATCATTTAATGCTCAAATGAAGATGGCCAAACATAATATAGAAGCTGTAGCCATTTCTGTAGGATGGATGTTGTCCCCTATTTTGATTAAGATAAATGAACAAATCAAACGGTTTACTACTTGGTGGGAATCATTAAGTTCAGCAACAAAGCTCCTTATTGTGGAGATTGGTATATTGGTAACTGTTCTCGGTCCTGCACTTCTTATTTTTGGTAAATTGGTATTTTTACTTAGCTACGCCACCATAGGATTCAAAACACTTGCTACGGCAATAATAGTAGGCCCTATAAAAGCCTTTCTTTGGCTATACGCTGTTATGACTGGGTGGTTGGCTATCGCTATTGCTGTCGCTGCAATTGCTTATACTATTCGAGTGGCTTGGTTACAAGGATTAGACACTGTAAAAAAGCGATTTCAAGAATGGTATGAGGCCATCAGACAAAGTGTGGAATGGTTAGCAAATGAAGTTTTTGGTGAATTCTTCCAATGGTTTCAAGAGGCTTGGCAGAAAATTCTTGGTATTACATTAGATGATGTGCGAAATTGGTTAGCTGATATAATGGTGGAAACGAATTCTGTCATAGCATTTTGGAAACAATTTCCGAAAGCGATAAAAGAAGCATGGACGGCTGCTGATTTTTCTACTGCATTGGCGAAATTGAGAGAAGGATTAAATGAAGCGAAATTTGCATATATAAGAAGTTCGGAGGAATTTTGGAAATCTACTTCCAAAACTCGACAAGCAGTAGATAGTTTTGTTACTAACACCGATGCACTTATTCGTGCTATGGGGGAAGCCACTAAAGAGCATTTATCTGAATTGGGAGATGCTTTGAAGAAACAATTTGGTGAGGACGTAAAAGCTGTCACTGATTTAATTTCTGAAAAAGTGAAGATGATGAATGCCAATCTTCTCGACCTTTTGCCAGCAGAAGATATGCAGGATATAGTAGTTGCGTTGGATGCTGCGATGAAGAAATTGAGAGAAATAGAAAACATTGATGTTCCTATTGGACGTTGGGAACAATTTTTGAACGATGTTGCAGATTTATCAGAAAGGTCAACAGATATTGCTATTAATGCATTTAATGGTCTTGGGGACACCATAGCTACCCAACTTGAGCGAGGTCAAGCAGATTGGAAATCATTTGTCGCTTCTGTTCTTCAGGAAATTAACCGTATGATTATAAAAATGATATTGGCAGAAGGGATTTATGAGGATTTTGTAAGACCCGCAGGAGCAGGTTTGAAAGCATGGCTTAGTTCTGCTGGTGGGCTAAATCGAAATCCATACAATATCGGACATCCTGCACAATCCCCACAAATAAATACAAATCCATATGCTATTGGTCAAGCTTTGGGTGCTGTTTATAATTTGGGTAAGCTCATCCCAATGCAAATGGGTGGAATTGTAAACCAACCCACTTTTGCACCAACAGGAAGAAATCAAACTGCTTACATTGGAGAAGCAGGCCCGGAAGCAGTTATGCCCCTGACCAGAACTCGAACAGGTGAATTAGGTGTCAAATCGCAGCAACCCTCGGTTCATGTAGAACCCCGTATCAAAATAGTGAATGTGTCAGACAGGGATGAAATCATCGCTGCTATGAGAAGTGAAGCCGGTGAGAAAGTCATAATGAATATAAACAGAAGGAATGGAATACGGTGAGTTATCCCACTTATTTATATGATTATGAAGTATTTCCTTTTCCTCCATTAGTCGAGATGAAAGAAACTTTGGAGACTAAGACCGATATAATCAGGGGTAATGACGGTTCGGAACAAAGGATTTGCATAAGGAACGTCCCACGTCAGAGCTTTGACTTTTCCATTTATACCGGAACTTCTTTGGAATTATCTATCCTGCAAAACCTTTTATTTGGTTGGCAAAAGGGCTATTGGGCTTTGCCTGTCTGGATGGAAAAAACACAGCATGTAGGAACTTTAAGCGCAGGCTCATCCACCATTACTTTCGATACGTCCTATGCCGATTACAGGGATGCTACATTAGCTATTATTTGGCAAACTTACTACAACTTTGAAGTTGTCAAAATAGACACGGTTTATCCTACATATCTATCTTTGAATGGGACGACATCTACATCCTTTACAGGCATTAAATACATTATGCCATGCAGATTAGCCCAGATGGTAACACCTGCATCCAGCATAATGAGCAGCAGGAAAGAGGGAACTCATAAATTTGCGTTTATGGTGGTAGATAACATTTTGCTTGATACATACACACCGAGTGTAGAATATCCTGACCTGTCTGGATATACAAACTATGAA